ATGTGTTTATTAAACAGCAGAAATACCAACGCCAAGAAAAAAGTAATTAAGTTAAACAGTGAAAATACCATTTTTTGTACGAAAAGCGCTAAAAGGCGCTCAACGAGACGTAGGTTTTTCACTGACGATTTTCAAAATCGCATTTTTTGAGGTGGCTACTGTCGTGAGATGAGGCGTTTTTAAGTGTTATTTCGTCTTCAAGAGGCTGATGGTCGCTTCGATTTGAGTGGTTAACCACGATTCCAAGTCGCCGAAATTGGTCGTGATATAGCTTCTCACTTCCTCTGACAACTCTTTCAAGGCTAGATCCTTGGCCTTTGTGAGGGCCGTGGCTTGGGCTGTGGCGTCGAAGGTTCCGCTCTTCTTCAATGAATCGACGTAGGTTTGAAAAACGCAACGTACCGCGCTTGTGACGATATTCGTTGCGTCCTCTAGGAACTTGGCCGATTGCTTGTCGCTGATCTTCTTGTTGATGAGCTTTATCAATTGCGCGCCCGCGATAGATATAAGAGGTAGGACCACTACGGTCACCACCACCGATATGATGTTAATTAAGATGTCGTTCATTTTTTTATCCCTCCTGAGTGGATTGCTTTGTTTCTGACATGGTTGTCGAGTTCGCTCTCGACCTTGACGATTCTTTCCTTCAATGTGGAGTTTTCCTCCTGAAGTTTATCGATCGACTTTTCAATTCGATCAATCGAGGATTTGATATAGCCGATGTCGGATATGAGGACTCCCTCATTCTTCCCTTCGGCCTTGTTCTCGGTCTTGTTACCGCGCTTGAAGGCGAGGTAGGCAAACATTATGGACGACAAGGTTCCGGCAACCGATATGATGGTCAACACGATTTCTATTGAGCTCATGATTTGCCACCTCCTTCGATGTATTCGTTGAATGAGTCGATAATTGTCTGGAACTCGGATAGTGCGCTTTTGTCTAGGGTTTTGTAATCAGACCTGTAGGCGCTTATCTTATCGAGCGTCTTTTTGCTGAGAGTTCCACCAAACGTTCCGGTCTTAACGTAATTATCCAGATATCCTTTTATCTGATAGAGATGATAGAGGTTCTTGTTCACTGACTTGAATTCGATGTAACGAGAGAAATAGTCAATGCATTTCCTGAGGTAATCCTTAAGATGAGCCGGCCAGTCTATCTGGACCAGTTTCTTGAACTCCTCCTCGAAATCAGGATCGATGACCTCGATGTTGTCTAGGGCATGGAAGGTGTCGATGTTGTAGACAACGAAGTAATCCGGAAGCTCGTCGCCGAACGCCAGACGCTTCTTGTAATCCTCCAACCCATAGATGAAATAGTCCTCTTCCTCGTCGTGGATGCATGCCTGGCCATGGTAATCGTCAAGGATCATGACGTGATCATGGTCGCTTCCGTCCTTGGCTAGGCCAAAGGCGTCGGATCCGGCTCTGTATTTGACGAGGATCTTATGGTTTAAGAAGTTCATGATTTTGTCCCTCCATGATTGAAAAGATAGATGAAATAGACCTTGTGGGTGGAATCCGCCAACGTAAGACATAATCTTCCGTCGCTAAGCCATTCGGCGAACAAGGTGTAGTTGGTGTTCAAAATCGAATAAGTGGCCGAGAAAGACGAGCCTTGGAGTAAGCCCATCCCTGGAATATAGCAGACTGAATCGAGGAATTTTATTCCGATTAGACAGTATTTGACGTAGTTTTTGTTGCAGGTCACGTAGCGGTATTTCCCGCTGGCCGTGATGTTGTATGTCGGAACACACGAATATCCATACATCTCCTCGGCCTTGGTCTGGAAGCTGGCGATCGCCTGATCGGCCAGCTGGTTGGAAGGGACGATGAGGTTCGGCGAATAGCTGGAATCCAACGTGATGGAGGATGTCGTCTTGGTGTACTTGCATAAAGCGAACTGATAGACGTTACCGCCATTCAATAGGTCGTTCTGAGTAAGGGTGATCGGCGACGATGATTCAATTTTCCCTAGCACCGCCGTGTTGTTTGAGAGAGTGACCGTTATTACGATTGCGCCATACATAGCCGAATCGAGCGCGACGTAGACTTGGCTACCGGCCTCGATGAACATCCTGCGCCCGTAGATCTGGACGTATCCGCTTTGGAACGTTATGTAGTTGTTCGAGACGCTGGCCGAGCACTGACCGCCGAGCCCCTTGATGATTCCCGAAGGAATCAGGCCGACGATGTGATGATTTAATGAAGCGTCCTGATCGGCCGATACGCTTGAGCCGTCGAATGTAATTTTAATTAACCCCATGGTTTTATCTCCTTTGAAGTAGCTTGATTTTGTCGGTGAGCTTCACCCTGTATTCGCCTAGGACGACGGAGCAGGAATAAAAGCCGTTTTTGAAAGATAGCTGGGTGACCATGGTCTCGTAGGTTTTGCTTTTGCCAACGAACTCCACGAAGTCTCCTAGATTGAAATTTTGAAAAGGAACGATTATATCGTTGTCAACTGACAAATTGAACTCGATCGAATGCTCGAGGTTGCTTTTTAGAAGCTCGCTCTGTGCCTTTGTGAGAAGCGTCGAATAGTCGCTGTCGCTGTAGAACTCACTCACAAGCTTCACGTATGGATAACGCTTGTCGCTGTATGAGTTGGTCGTGACCGTCCCGTCGGTCAGAAGATAATAGGAAACGACGCTCCTATACGAGGAGTTGTCGTCCTTCGGATAGAAGACGATCTTATTCGTGATCTGCTTCTTGGAATCGGCGATTTTGAGGTCTGTGATTACTGGAAGGTTGTGCTTGATGACAAGCCCTTTCGTGACCGCGCCGATGTTGACGTCTATGCCGGTTATCTTCCCTCCGGAATAGACGAGCGAATACGTGTATCTGATCCCGTAACTTTTCGCTAAAGTTTCCGATAGCTCGGAAAGATTGGCCAGTTCGCTTCCGTCGTAGGTCAGGCTCCCGGTTATCGAGGCATATACATAAACCGATAAATACGAGAGGTTCTGCTTGCTATCGGAATTGGTCTTATAGGTCGCCTTTATCAGGTTCGATAAGAACGTACAGAGGTTACCGCTATACGAGGAGACCAAAACATCCAGATCGAAAAGCGATCCAAAGTCGTTGACCTCAACTTCGGTCTTGATGCCCTTCTCGACGGTCATGGTGTCTAGTATTCCTATGAAAGAGAACGAGACGCCCCTGATGATGACGATGTCGCCGATGTCGGCGTTGATCCCCACCTTGTTGACCGTGAACTTGGACTTCTGGTAGACCACGGAATCGAGGACTATCTCGAAATCCTCACCCACTATGGCGTTGTCCTTGTAAGACAAAGTCTTAAAATCCAAAAACAATAGCTCCATATCAGTTGCCCTCGTACATTTCCAAGAACTGGAACTTGCATGTGGTCTTCTCGCTCACTCCCGGATCGAAGCGGACTTTGAATGTCCCCGGATCCAGAAAGAGGAAGTTGTCGCACGTGAAGTCCTGATCCTGATATATGTTGGTGGTCACCCCATTGACGGTTTTGCTCATCTCCTGATCCACCACCTCCGCGTTCAACACGATGACATCGCTCGCGTTTGCGGTCGAGACCATCATCCTCATCTTCGAGACGACGACGTCGTTCTTGATGATCTCGATTGTCGGATTTGATGTTTTCCCAAGTATCTCGACCCTTACCGGAGCCTTGTAACTGCCGTTATTAGTGACGGTTATCTCGCCGTTGTAGGAGGTCGAGTAAACGAATGGGTATTTGAATGCGAACACCTTATTGGTGGTGCTTTCGTTCACGTTTATGGTGTTTGTGACCTTCGAGAGCCACATCGATAGCTTGTCGAATTTGACCGAGGACTGAAGCACGCCGTAGGCGATGTCGCTCTTTGAAAGGGAGACGAGCTCGACGTAGATGTACTTCAAAGTGTCGGCCTTGTAGAAAAGCCTGAAGGAGCCTTGCGCCTTCCTCAGGTAATTGAGGAAACTTGTGTAGCCCTCATAGGCGTCTAGGAAGACGATGGTCCCGCTGATCTCGGTCTTGGGATTGTCCCTTTTCGCGAGTTTGTAGGTTCCGTCGAAATTGAGATAGGTGTTGTCCCTCTCCACTCCCAGCCCCTCGACGTCCACCAGATAGGTGTTGGTCGATTTGCCGAAGGTGAAGGTGGCGCCTATTTCGTCGACTAAATATAGTTGTCTCATAAGTAGTCATCTCCTAACTGCCTGTTGAGCGCGTCAACGTCGACCTCCGAGGAAGTCGTGTTGACGGTGATGTTGTTGGTCGTCTGGTTGTTCGTCGTGTTGCTCGAGCTTGATGAGCCACCGCCGAGGTTGAATGTGTCAGAGAACCAACTGTCGATGTTGCCGAACAGGTCGCCAAGCCAGCCAAAGGCTGAGTTGACCTTGTCGAGTAGCCATTTGATGGCCTCGATGATCTTGTTGAGGATCGTCAGGATCGGCTCGAGGATCTGGAACAGGACGTTCAATACCGGGACGATGACCGCCTGGATTATGTTGGCGATCACCATGAGGACCGGCGAAATGGCGTCGATTATGGCGAATACCCCCTGAAGCAATATGAGCAAAGGCTGTAAAAGCACGTTTATTAATGGCGAAAGGAGGTCCATGACCACCGAAATGACGTCGATGATCATCGTGATGATCTCCAAGATCGGCTTGAGTATGGCCATAATGATCTCGAGGATAGGCGTCAGTATCTCGCCGACGATGTCGATAACCTGGACTATGAGGTCGATGATGACGCCCAAGATATCGCCAATCACGGAAATGATGTCGATGATGACCGAGAGAATCGAGTCTATAAGTTTGGTCGCAACTTCGATTATCTGAACGACCAGATCGATGATTATCTTGATGATTTCGCTGATCGGGACGAGCAGTTGCTTGATTATGCCGATGATCGGAATGAGGACGTTTGTGAGGTCGTTGCAGATCTCCTTGATGATTGGTATAAGGTCGTTGATTATCCCGACGATCACATTAATTAGGTCGATGATTGGGTCAAGGATGTCCATAAGGAGCCCAACCACCAAATCGATGACGGTCTCCAACACATCCACCACCGCGTTGATGATCGGCATCAAGGCGCTGACGACGGCCGAGACGAGTTCCATGACTTTGTCGATGAGTCCTCCCAAGACGTCCATGATGGTCGATAGGAGTTTTTTGAACTTGTCGTTTTTAAGAAGCAGGACGGCTAAAATCGCTATGAGCGCCAGCCACCATTTCCCTGCCACTTGGCTGACTATGTTGAGCGCTTTGACCGTGGCCACCGCGCTTTTTATCATCGGAACTATCTTCCCGACTATGGTTAGAATCGGACCAATGGAAGCGAGAACCCCAACCAAGACGCCGATGAAAACCTTAGTGGTAGACGACAGGTTGTGCCATGCCTCTATCCACTTCTTGACGGTCGGCACGATCTTCTCTTGGATCACCTTGGCGATCGTGCTGATGACAGGCACCACCTCGACCGCCACGGCATAGCCGAGGCTGGACAAGGAAAGCTTGAGATTCGCAATCTGATCGGTGAAAGCGCCTGCTATTTCGGCTTGCTCGTCCGTGACGATCCCTAGTTCCTTAGCTTCGTCCCTGAGGTTTGAAATCTCGTCGGACGTGGCTGTGAGAACCTGAGTAAGCTCCCCGCCGAGTTTGTCGCCGAATATCTCGTTTGCCACCGCCGTTCTCGTGGCTTCGTCGCCTATCCCGGCCAATGCGTCCCTCAGCTTAGAAAAGGCTTGGTCGGTGTTCAAACCGGCCAAATCCTCCACCGTGAGGCCGACGAGCTTCAGCTTCTCTGCTAAAGCAGTCGTGTTGCCAGAGGCAATGTCGCCAAGCATCGAGTTGACCTTGACGAAGGCCTTTTGCATCGAATTGGTGTCGACGGCGAGTATAGAGCAGGCGTGGGCCCACTCCTGATAAGCCTCTGCGGATAGGTAGACCTTAGAGGCGTTGTCCGCTATTTCGTCAGCGGAATTCATCGATTTGACCGTAAGGGCAGTCAAAGCAGTGACCGCCCCTGCGATAGGAACGGTCACGTATTTGGTTAAATTGGATCCGACTTTGGCCAGCTTGTCCCACTTGGCGTTGCCGAGGGCGTCTATCTTCTTGGCGGTCATTCCGAGCTCGTTGTTGAGTTTTGAGACTTCTGCCTCGGTGTACGTGACACCGCGCTTCATCTTGTTGAACTCCTCTTCGCTCATCGCGCCGATGGATACTGCCTTCTTCGCCTCTTCCAGCCTTTGGTTCTGGGCATCGAGTTTCTGCTTTGTCGCCTCGAGGGTGGCGTTCAGCGTGGCTTGTTTCTGCTTCCAGAGGTCGATGTTGGTTGAATCGTATTTGAGGCCGTTGTTGATGGTCTTTAACTCGGCGTTCTGCTCTTTGAGGTTTCCCTTGAGCTCAGTCAGCTTCGTATCGAGTTCCGACGTATCAAGCCCTAACTTGATGTTAAGGCCCTTTACTGTTTCTGCCACGTTAACCACCTCCTTCTAAAGTAAAAAGTTATCGATGTCCTTCTGTGTTGCCTTTCGTGTCGTTTCACCCGCACTCCCTTTGAGCATCTTCGACTGGATATCCACTATTTCTAGGTAGGTCCCGATGTCGAAAAGCTCGGCATCACGTAAGGGAATGCCGAGTTGAGCCAGATTGAAGATTATGTTCGCCGTGGGGCTATGGCTATCAACTGGCCCTTCGCTAGGGATTGGACGGACTTTTGCTACCCTCCTTATAAGGGGTTAGAAGTTCGCCGATCGTCTTTGCTAAGAGTTGGAGCGAATCGACGTCGCTGATAATAGAGAAGTCGAAATCGTCCAAGAATTCGTCGTATGTTTTGCTCGTGTATGGCCTATGCAAGATATAGGTGATCCTGAAGATTACGTCGATGATCTTCGATACCTCTTCCTCGCTTTTGTCCTTTAAACCGTCTAGAAGCTTGACGTCACCGAATAGCTCACTGCCAAACACCTCTCGGTATTTGATGATGGTCCCCAATGACGCCTTGAGCTTATAGTCGCGCCCAGCTAATTTGATTGTCTTTTCCATGTCTCTTATTCCTCAATGGTAGGAACGACCGGAGCCACGGTTAGGAAAGACTCATAGTTGGCGTCGCCAAGGCATGAGGTGACATGGGTAGTCGAGTATTTGCTATTAATAGCAATTGGTCTCGAAGTGATATTGAGAGTGATCGCGTTGACCTCGATTGAATCGGCCTTGGTCTTGCTTGATTCGTTGATCGGTGTTACCGAGCAGAGATAGAACCAGATTCGACGGGCTTTGAGGTCTCCTTGGATCTCAAATCCAAGGGCGAAAGTGACCGGTTGGGCATTCGTGATTTCCACGATGTTCCCGTTGGTTAGCTTCTTGTATCCGAGGATATCGACTTTGAATTCGTCGGTAAGTTCGGTGAGTTTTAAGGTCAAGGTTCGCCCTGCTAATTGGCTGAGCGATAGGATGATTTGGTCATCCGCGTTGACATTGGTGGATCCTCCAACGATGTCGTTGGTGAATTCCTGAGCGCCCGGAAGGCTTACCGGGGTTGTGAACGTCCACTTCCCGTCGGTGGCTTCTGTGGCCTTAGAGTAATAGACGTTTTTTAATCCATACGTAACTTTGTTATTTGGCATTTAAAATTTCCTCCATGTAAATTTCATATGTTCTGTTGAGCGATTTGTCGGCGTTATGCGACTCGCTGAGTAAAGAAAAAGCCAGACCTTTGTCCAGCAGTTTCCGTTCTAGCTTCTTTTCTAGCTTTGTGTCCTTCGCCTTGGTGACGAGCGTTATCTGCACCGACGATTTGTATATGTCGGGCTTGTTGTCGCTGTATAGCGAGGGCCTTTTGGTCACTTCCTGATAGACGATGAACGGCATCGACGCGTTATCGGTTGAATCGTACGCGTTGGTTCCGTAGAACGCCTTGTTTGGAAGGACCTCCTTCAATACGGAATAGAGATCCTCAAGTTTCATTTAGTTACCTCCGTTCCTGATTATCTGCTTTATCCCCTCCAGCATCTCCGGGGTGAACGTCTCGTAGGCCGGGCGCATGAATGGACGCGCCATGACGAACTTACCGCTCTTGTGCTTGAAGCCGAGCTCGACCAGATGGACGAGCCTCCCCTTCGTGCCTGAGGATACGAATATTGTCTTGTTAGCCCCACTACCGACGGTCGTGAGGATAAAGGAATCCGCGAGATGGTTATTTCCATAACCGCTTCTCGGGCAGTTTTCCTTGATGTAGTTGAGCACTTCGCTGGCCGTTTCGTCCAGCTTCTTCTCGACGTCGGCTTTCACATCGTCGCTGTAGTTTTCGATGATTTCGCTTAGTTTCAAAGAGAAGGAATCGAGTGACTCGCTCATGGCGTGACCTCGATGTCCGATTTGGATAGGTAGAGCTCGATGAACTGGCCGTCTATGTAGGTCCTTTCTACTTTGTAGAGCACGTCCTTGATCTGGACGAACTTCGAATCGTCGTAGAGGATCGACTGGATGACCACCTTGAGGTCTATCTTGAGCCCGAGCGATACGTTCGTGCTGTATTCTAGTTTGGTGACGCTCCTTAACGAGCCGATCACCTCTTTCTTCGATGTGACGACGTTTGTTTTGTTCCCTATGTCGTCGAGGGATGAGGCCACGCATAGCAGTGAGAGGCGGGAGTTCGGTGAGTTTGGAAACATGAAGACTACACCTCTGATGTCAGGGCTAATTGCCTAAGCAAGAAGTCGAAACTTGAAGGCAGTTCCTTCACGCTTCCGTCATTCTTAAAGCCATAGAAGGTCTTGCAGTAAATTAATACCAAAGCCTCGGCCAGGCCGTTTTCACTATAAGCGACATCATCCTTCACCCCAGCTGAGCGAATCAGACTGAAGCAGGCGTTGATGTGAAGCGCTAGCTCATCGTCCGCGTATGTCTCTTCGAGAGGGATCATAAGGGACTTTTTGACTTTACTTTCGATATTGGTTATATCATGACTCATACCTGAACACTCCTTTCATTACATTTGTTGTTTACCTACCGTTCATTGTTCCGTTTTACTCATACTCGGTTCATTTCATTATTCCTTTTTACTTGTACTCATTTCATTTCATTGTTCCTTTCTACTCACTTAGCATCGTCACGCCAGAGCCCCGAAGGGATAACCACACTTGGTTCGATTTCGTTGTACCTTTTTACTCTTACTCTTTTCCGTTCATTGTACTTTTTTACTTTTACTTCTTTCTTTTCATTGTACCTTTTTACTTGTTACTTCCACGTAGTCACTCCCACTGCTATTCCTTTGCGTAGCCCTTATAAAGGGCTGAGTCGCCACAGCCCTAGATAAGCATTAGTAAACTCGACTATTCCTTGGCGGTAACAGTCGCGCCTTTTTTGACTCTCAAGAAGCCGTTGAACCCGACGACGTTTCCACCGGTGAAGACACTTGCTTTGTAGCAGATGATTCCATCTTTGAACTTGTAGTCGGTTGACTTGGCGATCTCGACAGGTGAGAAGACTGGGACCTCGTAGTTCTTTAAGGAACCATAGGCGATGCAGTAGTCACCTTCGGCGGTCGCGGTGTCGCTCAAGGCCTTGCAGTGAGAGGAGATGATATATGGGATACCATCGATGGTCTGCGCTTTGTAGTCGACGGCGTGGACCTTTCTTCCCTCGGCGGTTCTCAAGGTAGCGAATGCGCGGAGGTCGTTCTTGTTGAGGATGAGGACGGCGTCCCCTTCAACTTCCTCGTCTCCGCCATAGGCGAACACGATCTCGTCCAATGTGGTATCGGTGATCTTGGCGATGTCGATATCCTTGGAGGCTTCGATGGCGCTGGCTTTGTCAGAGAAGATACCAGTGAAGGTGTTTGAGGTTCCTGCACCAAGAAGGATCTGAGAGGCGATCTTCTTTTTGAGGGAGACTTCGATGTTCTTCAAGACCTCTGCTTGGTAAGGGAGGTTTGGAAGCTTCTCGAGTTCCTCGGTGATTTCGGTGTAGGCGGTGACTTTGACTTTGGTGACCGTGACGTAATCGAAGGTTGGTTCGGTTTCGGTGTAGTCGGCACCTTCGGCTGTCAAGCCAGCGTCGCCGTGACCTTTAACGTAGGACTTTTTGTAGGTTTCGCCACCGTTGAGGTTGACGACGTTGACTTTGTCAACGATTGTCGATACTTCGCGGAATGGGTACTCGGCGATTTTGTCGTCGGTGTAGCTGGGTAACAAGATGTTGCTGGAATCGACCTTGATGGTTCTTGCTTCCCTTAAATCCTTGCCGCGTTGTTCTAATGCTTCGGCGGTTTCGGATTTGGTTTCGATATTGACGACCTTGACTTCGGTTTGGGAGGCGATCTTCATTTTCTTTTCGATCATCCCTCTTTCTTCCTGCAAGGTTGTGGCTTCAGTTTCTAACGCTGAGAGCTTCTCGACATCGTTTTCGGTGTCGCTGGCAGTTCTGATTTCGGCCAAGCGGACTTCGATCTCTGCCTTTCTTTTGATTAAATTCATTTTAAATCCTCCTAGATTTTTGATTTGATGTGAATTCGTTTTTTGATGATTTCGGCTTGCTTCTTCTGCTCAGCTAAATCCATAGCTTTTAGTTCCAAATCCATGGCTTCTAAAGAACGGGCGTAGATGCTGGTCGAGTCGTAGGCCGGGGTGTCGACGATGGATACGTCGTAGAGTCTCTCTATCCCGAGGATCCTACGGACCGGTACCGCACCGCTTCTGTCCCAGCTCTGCTTGTTGACCGTGAAAGCGAAGCTCATCTTATCCAAAAGCCCGGCCGTGACCATCTTGTAGATATCCTTGTTGGATTCCGTGTCAAGAAGCTCGGCGTGGACCTTGAGACCTTTTTCGTCGACCGATAAGGAAAGAGAGCCGTTTTTGGTTCTCGCGATGATGAGGAAGTTGTCCATGTGGTTGTACTTCATGGGCACGTCCTTCATTAGTGTTTCGGAGAGGGAGTCCTTATCGATGACTTCCTTGAAGCCGTGTTCCTCGTCCCCGATCAGGGTTTCGCTCTCGAAGACGATCGCGTAGCCCTCCAAGGTCATCTTGCCGTCGACCGCTTCGGTCCTTAGTTCGGCCAATCTGACCTCTTTATTTGTTGTCTTCGTCATTGTTGTTACCTCCTACTTGGTATTGGTTTGCCTTGTCGGCGTCTACGTAATTTAGTGATTGGAGTCTCTTGTTCCCGTTTTCGATCGGCTCGAGTCCCAGCAAGGCCCTGGATTCGTTCAAAGACATGATCCCGAGTCCCATGAGTTTCTCGATGGCGCCGACCTTGGTGGTCCAAGAGGCGTATTGCAGACGCTCGCTGAAGAAGAGGATCTCTTCCCCTCTTTCGAGCTCGTTCTGCGTCAATAACCCGTTTGAGAAAGCCTCGCTTAGCTGTATCGCTATCGGTTCGATGGTCGATTCGTAGAAAGCGTTGAACTCGGTCTCGTTGTATGAGTTGGCGAATATCGCCTTCGACACTCCGAAGTAGTCGAGTATCTTGCTTTGCAGGAAGTCGAGCGTCTTGTCGTCCACGAGCTTCGGATCGACGCTTAACGGCGTGTAGTCGGCTTTGGAGTCGACCGGGACGATCGCCGATTCGGTTTCGTTGGCCTTTGATAGCGCCCTGTTGAATTCGTCGATTTGCTTCTGCTTGTCGCTTTCCTTCAGCATGCCATTGATTTTGAGCAGGCCTTTTATCTGGAAGCTCGACATCATTCCGGCTTCCACCCCTTGCAGGAGCGAGTCGTTGATCTTGAGCGTTTTGAGTAGCGCTTCGTGGCTTCCGGTCGAGGAGTCACCGCCGAAGAAACTGTTGTTCGTGTAGAACCTCCTGAGGTGGACGACGTTCTCGTAAGGGAGGATATAGCTCGTGCCGTCGCCGAAGTAGAACTTCAGGTAATAGTCGCCGAGGCTGTCCTCTATTGGCTCCACCGTCATGGGGTTCAATGGATACAAGCCAATCAGCTTATAGGTGGCCCTGTCGTACATCGGGTAGATGAACGCGTTGTCGTTCAGCATGAGGAGCGAAACGCTTTTGTAGAGGAATTGGTAAGGCGTCATGAGGGGATTTGGCTTGTACTTTAGCAAAAAGGCGACCGGCCCTGACTTTTCGGTCTGGACCCCGTCGTCTCCTACTTTGAGGTATCTGCCCTTTAGCTTCGCGCATTGCGAGGCGATCCTGTCGACGCATATTCGGACCACATCCGAGTTGGAGATGTTGTCGCCGAATGGGACGAACGGTAGCTTCAGGTCGTTCACGACTTTGTAGCTGTCGACGTTCCCGACTTTCTTCTTTCTTTTGAAAATGTCCTTAATTCCCATTTGGTTCCTCCTAACTTGTCATGGTTTCGTAGTCTTTTTTGTATAGGTTCAAGACGGAGTAGGCGATTATGAGTGCCACCGCTCCGTCTATCCTCTTGAATTTGCTGTTCAGCTTCGAGGGCTGGATGTTCCCGTTGATGTCGACCTTGGCCTGAGTGTTTGATAGGCACCACTTCAGCATCGGGTTGTTGTCGTAGATGACCACATGGTTCTTGAGGTCGGCCTCGAGCTGTTTCATCGGCTCGGATAGGGTGAAAGGCCCCTGCCTCACCTTTTCCATCGTGAAGCCGGCTTCGTCCATCTCGTCCACCCAGTAGCGGGAGTTCCAAGGATCGTATCCGACCCAGAGGGGGCGGATGTCGTAGGTCCTGACCATGTCGAGGAACCACTCGGTGACCTTTGAAAAGTCGTTCTGGCTCCCCTCGGATAATGTCAGGTAGCCTTTCTTCACCCAGATGTCATAGGGGACGGAGTCTTCCTCCATCCTCTTCTGGAGCACGTCGCTCGGCATGAAGAAATGCGGGATGACGTACTTCTTCTTGTCTTTGACGATGAGGAGTATCGAGGCGGTCAAGTCCGTCGTCGAGGAAAGGTCCACGCCTCCGATGGCATAGCTATTGCGCAGGCTTTCCA